AAACCCAACACAAACTGGTCAGAGTCAGGGAATTAAGATTGCAAAAGATTCGATTACTTATTGCACTTCAGGTCTTGTAGATAGAAATAAAGGTAATACACTTTCATATCTTCATAAAGCAATTAAGGCACTCAATCAACTTCGCATGATTGAGGACTCTCTGGTTATCTACAGATTATCAAGAGCACCAGAACGTAGAATTTTCTATATTGATGTTGGCAATCTTCCAAAGATTAAGGCAGAACAATATTTACGTGACGTTATGATGCGTTATCGTAATAAACTTGTATACAATGCTGATACTGGAGAGATCCGTGATGACAAAAAATACATGGCTATGCTTGAGGACTTCTGGTTGCCTAGAAGAGAAGGAGGACGTGGAACTGAAATTTCTACTCTTCCTGGGGGTCAAAACTTGGGAGAAATCACGGACATTGAGTATTTTAAAAAGAAACTTTACAGGTCCCTTAATGTACCGCCAAGCAGAATGGACGGAGAAGGTGGATTTAATTTGGGTAGATCTTCTGAAATTTTAAGAGACGAATTAAAATTCACCAAGTTTGTTGGACGTTTGAGAAAGAGATTCTCTAATATGTTCAATGATATGCTTAAGACGCAATTGATTCTCAAGAACATTATCACTCCTGAAGATTGGGAGATTATGAGTGAGCATATTCAATATGACTTCCTGTATGATAATCATTTCTCTGAACTCAAAGATGCGGAGTTGATGAATGAAAGACTAACCATGGTTCAAGCAGCAGAACCATATGTCGGTAAATACTATTCTCAAGATTACGTTCGTCGTAAGATTCTGCGTCAGACTGATATTGAGATTATCGAACAAGATAAACTCATTGAAAAAGAAATTGCTGCTGGTATTATCCCAGATCCAAATGCACCGGTTGATCCAGAAACTGGATTACCTTTAGATGGTGCAGCAGGAATGGATCTTGGTAAACCAGTGATGGAACCAGAGATTGATGGATCCGCAGCGGAAGCACCAGAACTTCCTAAAGGGGGAGAAATTTAATTTATTTCTGTAATGATTGAAAAATTGCCATACAGCATTGATGTAGAATCAATGCGAAAAGATCTTGACAAAATTAAAAATATACCAATTACCTTTCAGGGTAAAGAATACGGATATAATAATTTTGGTGGATGGAGTGTTTTAAGTAGGACTGGTCGTTGTGAAGATGGATGGGAAGTTGGTATTGATAAGTGCGAAAATAAATGGTACAAATATTTTCTTGCCAAGTATCTAGAAATTTCACATCCATTTGAGCATGTTAATCCAACACCTGCTTGCATCGGAGAGATAAAAAAAATTATTAGTGTTTTGGATGAACAAGGATTCTATCCAAGACGAGCTCGAATCACGATGATAAAAGCACAGACATGTAGTATCACCCACAGAGATTATCCGTGGTCAAGTGATAATTTGGATGATGGTTATATGTGCAGAGTGCATGTTCCGATCATCACGAATGAAAAGTGTACACATTGGGCGGAGAGAAAAGAGTACCATATGCCTGCAGATGGGTCAGTTTATATTCTTCCGGTAAATAATCAACACCAAATTAGAAACAACTCAAATATCGATAGGTATCATTTGATTGTAGATGTTTATGATACAAGAGGAATTTCAAAGACAATGAAGTTCAATGATACTATACAAAAACTGGAAACATCTGCTCAAGATTATAGGAAGGAAATTGATAAAACTACGGTAACAGTATTTCATCAATTACTTTTTGAGTTTGGAAAATTGAGGTATAAGTTTGCCTCAAAATTATAATTATAAATAATAAAGATCACTATTATTACATAAAATGGAAGAACTTCTAGATTTGATGGTGACAGATGAATCTCCATCCCAAATTAGCGATAGAATTAAAGAAATTCTTTTTGCAAAAACTGCAGAAAGAGTTGAAGCATCTCGTCCAATTGTAGCAAATTCTTTGTTCGGGGACGATAGCGAAATTGAAGATGAGATTGAAATTGACGACGAAGAATAGTAATCATAAATAACTAGTAAATGATCTATTAATAAGAGTAATGGCACATAGACCGATTGGGACGGGAACGTCAATCACAACAAGTGGAACTGCATCAACGACTAGTGCGTTTGTTGTCCAAAGCGATTCGATTCGAATCGTTGCTCTTGATCAGAATGCTTTTGTCAAAGTTGATTCCGACCCAATAGCAACTAAAGCAGATTACTTGGTTGTTGCTGGTAGACCAGAAACTCTTGCGATGACCAAAGCATCACAAAGAGTTGTTGGAATTACCACAGGTTCTACTACAATTATCACTTGCCCCGAAGGCACTCAAATGCCATTCGTTGTTGGTGATAGAGTTACTCTTTCTGCAGCAAATGAAGCTGAATATACCACAGCAATTAGTCATGCCGAAGTTACTGCAGTAAATACCACTTCAAGTTATGATGGAAACTTCCAAACTTCAATCACTGTAAATGCTGATACCAGCGGAATNGTCACTGCTTTTGCACACAGAGATTCTACATTGAGAAGATCTTTNAAAGTTTCTGCAATCACTGAAGGTGGATCTGGTCAATTATACGTACAACAAGTTCAAGTAAGCGGAGCATCCTGATGAAACTTATTAGGGAGGAAATCGAGTCAGTAGAGTTTCTTGTCGAACAAAAGAACGGCAAGAAGTCTATGTATATTGAAGGAGTTTTCCTTCAGGGTAACATCAAAAACCGTAATGGTCGTATGTACCCAATGGAAACGCTTCGCCGTGAAGTTGCTCGCTACAATGAAAATCATGTCGTTGCAGGTAGAGCACTTGGCGAACTTGGACACCCTGATGGTCCAACTGTAAACTTGGATAGAGTTTCACATAAGATTGTATCACTTAAAGAAAGTGGTTCAAACTTCGTTGGTAAAGCAAAAATTCTCAACACTCCAATGGGAAAAATTGCATCTTCACTTATTGAAGAAGGTGTAAGACTTGGAGTTTCTTCTCGTGGTATTGGTTCATTAAAAATGACCCGTGAGGGTGTTAACATCGTCGGTGACGATTTTATGTTAGCAACTGCTGCTGATATTGTTGCTGATCCTTCCGCTCCCGATGCATTTGTTGAAGGAATTATGGAAGGAAAAGAGTGGGTTTGGGATGGAGGTATTCTCCGCGAAAGATATGCAGAGAAAACTTACAAAACAATCAACACTTTAGTTGATCAAAAAAGACTTGATGAGCAGAAGTTAAATCTGTTCAATGATTTCCTCAATAATTTATAAAAGATTTTAATTTATAAATAAATATAGTTTAATAACTAAGGTAAACGGAGAGTTCAAATGTCTCGTGGCAAACAATTACAAGAAATGGAAGTAGGCACAAAGCAATCCAAAACTGCTGTCAATGCAGGTGCAAAACCAGCAGAAGCAATGGATACTTCAGTAGCAGGTTCTTATGAGGATCTTGGTGGTCCTACCCCAGATAACTACAAACCAGACGATGATTCAGCAAAGCTGAAGACTCCTGGTGCGACTCTGAAGCAAGTAAGAGACGTTGTAAACAAAGGTGCTAAAGGCATGAAGGAAGAAGAAGAACTTGAAACCGAAGCAACCATCGAAGAAGATCAAGAGATCGTCGATGAGGTTGTTGAAGAGGAAGTAGAGGAAACCGCAGAATATGACATCGAAGAAGATGTTAATGCTCTTCTCGGTGGTGAAGAACTCTCCGAAGAATTCAAAGAAAAGGCAAAGACCATCTTTGAAGCAGCAATCAATGCAAAGGTTGCTACCATTAAAGAAGAACTGGAAGCAGCATACGAAGAAAAACTCGCAGAGGAAGTTTCTGAAGCAAAAGAAGCACTTGCCGAGCGTGTTGATTCATATCTTGAGTATGTTGCAGACGAGTGGTTCGCAGAGAACTCCCTCGTTATTGAACATGGACTTAAGACCGAAATGACAGAGAGCTTCCTCTCTGGCATGAAGGAACTTTTTGAAGCACATTATGTATCAATCCCTGAAGATAAATATGATGTTCTTGAGAGCATGGTAGAAAAACTTGATGAAATGGAAGAAAAACTCAACGAGCAGATTGAGAAAAACATCGGATTAAACAAGCGTCTCGCAGAGTCGGTTGCTGATGGTATCCTTGATAAGGTCTCTGAAGGTCTTGCACAGACACAGAAAGAGAAGCTCGCTTCACTTGCCGAAAGTGTTGAGTTTGAAAGTGAAGAAGAATATCGTGAGAAACTGGAGACGCTGAAGGAGTCATACTTCGCAGCACAGAAAGCTCCAGCATCTGCTAAAACAGAAACCCTTTCAGAAGGTGTTGATCAGTCACCCGAGTTTCCCTCTGGTTCTATGTCAGCATACCTGAAGACTTTAGGTTCATTTAGCAAAAATAATTGAATTTAATATAATTCAAACAAAAACATCCACAAATAGGTAAACCGCAATGTTTCAGTCAGAAAGATTGCAGGAAAAGTGGGCACCTCTTCTCAACTATGAGGGTCTTGATCCAATCAAAGATTCCCATCGTAAAGCGGTAACCGCAGTCCTGCTCGAAAACCAAGAAAGATTTTTAAGAGAGCAATCCGCATTCAATGCAGGCGGAATGCTGATGGAGCAACCCACCATGAACACTGGTTCTGGTGCTAATGCTGGTTTCTCCGCAGACGCAACCGCAACAGGTCCTGTTGCTGGTTTCGACCCCGTTCTGATCTCACTGATCAGACGCTCCATGCCTAACCTGGTCGCTTATGACCTCGCTGGCGTTCAACCAATGAACGGTCCTACTGGACTGATCTTCGCAATGCGTTCACGCT